CATCAAAACTTAAAATCTTGTTTGCTCTTTCAGTAGCAGATGTTGTAAACTCTGAAGAAGATATTGTGTTTGTTTTAGAAACTTTAATTGATCTGCCCAGTTCCTCTTCTATCTCTTGTGCAATAAATGTTAATTTATCTAAAGCATCCTCATGTGTTGCTGCTGGGAATGGATCATTTGCTACATAATCAGTAAGCTGTGTTCTTGCAGTTGATCTCAACAACACAACTGTTTCTCCACTTGCAGGTGTATTACCACTTGTAAAGGTAACATTTCCACCACTTGAATCTCCAACACCAGATACAGTATAATGTGTCGTTTTTGTTTTGGTAACTTCTGCTCCAGTTGAGTCTGTTCTGATAATTACAGTAATGTCATCATCACTAAATATCTTGAATCCGTAAGCAAAAACAGTTGTACTGGCATTACCAGAATAACTATTCTTTGTGGTTGTGCTACTTACTGTCATGTTTTACCTCATAGTTTGTTATATACTTTTTTTAATAATTAATCAATTAACCTATCTACAATAGTTTCTCTTGCAAACTTTGATGGTGGAAAAAAGTATTTTTGCCCATAATCTTCTTTTAATCTTCTTTCTGCCCTTTTTAAGTAGCCAGAATCATAATGTTCCATCATACCATGAAAAAACATATACTCCATGGCTGCTCTAGTATAAAATAAATTTGCATAAGGTGTATTACTTATTGCAAATCTTACAGCATCTTTTGCCACCTTTTCTCCTCTAATAAACTTGGAATACATAGTGGCTAGATCATCTACAGCACCAAATGTAGGGCCTGCAAGTGTTTGAGTAAATGATTGTCCATATCTATTAAACTCTCCAAAAAGGTAATCACCAAATATTCCCATACCTCCACCCTGAAGCATAGCCATTTTTAAAACTTTAGCTGATTTCATATAATCATCACTAAATAAATCTTTAGGTTCTTTACCTCTTAACAAATCTTTTGCTGTCATTGCAACATAACCCATAGCTGTCATGCCACTAATCATTTTCATAGTTCCTGTAAATCCACTTGAGTAATATTGTCTAGTTAATCCTTTAGTAATCATAGTAATAGGAAAGCCTTTAAGTTGCATTATTAATCTTACAACTTCACCACCGATAGTTCCTCTTTGATAACCCAAGTTCATAATATATCTTTCTTTAGCGCCAGGTGTAGGTATTGCTGTGTCTGCTCCATCAACATACATTGTTCCTATTTTAGTTCTTAGTTCATCTCTAAACTGAAATCTTAAATTATCGGTTATGTTTAGTGTGCCTTTTTTTTGCCTTATATATACATCTAAGACATCATCACTAATATCATCTACTAAATCAGGAAATAAATATTTATTGCCATCCTCTGCTTTCATATCCACTTTCCTAAAAAGTTTAATCTCATCCTCTGATATTCCGTATTTACCTAGCATTTGTTTAAAGTTTGGATCTACATTATTCCAGTTCTTTGTAACAGCTTCAGCGCCATCAAAGGCTAAAACTCTAGCCACACCTACTTTTTGTGCATGATTCCAATACCTCATCCCATTTAACTTATAAAATAAAGAGTGCGTTCTTCCAATAAAACCAGGGCCAAAATCATCTGGCCCATGTCTTGATATTATGTTGCCAGTCATTGCTTCTGTGCCAACTAACAGTCTTATTGCAAACTGTTTTCTTTGTGGCCCAGTTAAACCCTCTACTGTGTCTCCTATAGCTCGACCAAAACTGTGAAAAAATCCTCTTTCCGTATTAGAAGATAAAAACGCAGCTTTAGATGCTATATCAGTAATAGATGATATAGTTGCTGCTCCTAATTTTGCCATTTCTTGTATCATCCTAAATCCAGAAGCTACACTTGCAAAATCTGCTCCGAAAAAAATACTTTGACTTGAACCAACTGCATTAACTGAATTATCAACATTACTAAACTCGCCCAAAGTTCTTCTTCTTTGTTTTGCCATTTGTGGCACAAGCTTTGGATCAGCTTTTGCTATGTCATCAATATCATCAAGTATTCTTTCAACCATTGCTCTTGGATTTGTTCCTAGATTTTCCATCAATGCTATTGACCTTCCATCATGTATTAATCCATCTATAACAGTCTCCATTAGACTTCTTCTATTATATTGTTCAAAATATTGATGAGCTACTTCACCATCTTTAAAATGTAAAACCCTTGATTGACTTAGTTTTTTTGCTAAGTTTTGTGGCCCTTTAAAAGCAGTTATAGGGTCTTTTAACCCATTAATTAAATATTCTGCATCATTTTTTTTATGAACTCCAGAAACTAAACTATTGTAAACCTCACGCAAAAATTCAACTTTCATGTCCTTGCCATCTTTTCTTGGTAACAAATCTGCATAAGTTCTTTCGTCTAGCTTTGGTGCTATATCTTCATACCATTTATCAAATCCAGCATCTCTCATTAATGCTGAATCATGTGATTGCCTTGTAATATAATTTTCAATTTCATTTATGTATGCACCTGCTCTATTTTTTCTGTTTAAAGTATATTTTTGAACTTTACGAATAGCATCTGCTATTAAAATAGCTTCTCTTGGTAAATTTTGCCTTAAACTTTCTGGTGTTTCTCCGTATTTTGGATGTAAAGCCATTGATATTTCTTTGTCTAAACCTCCTTTCATAGCTGCTTGAGTAAGTCCTCTTTTTTCTAAACCAATTAAAAGTTGATTTTGCAAATCCATAACAGTTGATCTACTTTGAGCATCTACACTTAATAAATCGTGATTTTTTGCATCCCCAACCAAAAAGCCACGCAAAGTTTTATATGGATTTCCACCAGATGTTTTAATTTTATTTAAGATATTAGCTCTAAACCTTATGTTTCTTAATGTGTTGTTCTTTATTCTAGCAGCTACTATTTTTGCATTTAAAAAAATATCAACTGCTTCATTAACTAATAAATCATCATCAGATTGACTCATTACAGTTCTATTTTTTCTTAATTTAATTAAATTTTCATAAATTGTTTCTGCTTCTTTACCTTTAAGTTCTTTTCCAAGTTCTTTTGCTTTATTTAATATTTGATTTATACATTGTTGCGACATTATGTTGACCTCTTAATACACCTTGCACCAGCTAAAGCAGCTTCTCTGAATGATACATCTACCCTCTCAATCCCTTCGTTAGCTTCTCTTATAGCCAACTCATCTTCTTCATCAATTAAATTATTATTCCTAAGAGTTTCTATGTCAGTTTCTAAATCAAGTGATTCAGCATTAAGTTGTTCAACCTCTGGATCTTTGAAGATAGGCCCTTGTCCTGAATGTATATCTTCTACTCCCTCTGTTTGAATATGAATATCATAGGCTTTTTCAGTTTCCATTTGTTTTGTCATCATAGTATCAAAATCTTCTGGCATCATTCCATATTCAGCATATGGATCTTCTCTTGCCATCATGCTTTCATGGTAAGCATTTGCTTCTTCAATATCATTAATGGCTCTAAAAAAAGTTTCATCATCCATTCCATAATAATTTATTTCAAACTCATCTGCTAATGCTCTGTATTCTAAAGCTCTATTAAGATCAGCAACTTTATCTATATCTTGATCTTTAAATGTTCTTCTAAAACTAGATAAATCATCTGCAACTGCTTCTGCAAATTCACCTACTGTTGGCTCTTGCCTAAAATATCCTTCGTCTACTGCATCTCTAATAACATCATCTAATGTAAGCGCTTGTTTGTTTTCAAAAGCAAAAGCTCCTTTATCTAAGTAAACTCTCATTTCCTCAACATCTGATGATAATGGATTATATTTTTTTGTTCTTAACCATTGAGCTAAACTTTTAGGCATATCTTTTTTTGCAACTGGATTTAAAACACTTGGAAGTTTCCTGCCTTTCCTAATATAATTAATAACTAATCTTTTATCCAAATCATCTAATGTAGCCACAACACTTTTTTGATCTGCAAAATTTACAACTTGTGGTTCTGAAAATCTTGGATCATATTTTAATTTTGCGTATGATGGATCTCCTTCTAATACCTCTCTAATGTTGGTTCTTTGACCCATTGTATTTTGTACTAAAGAAGTCCTTAACGCAAGTTCTTGTGTTTCTTTTCTAAGTCTTTGCATCCTATCAGAAAACTTGCCACCAACAGCATGTATACCTCCACCAAGAACTGAACCAATAGTTACATTTAAAAAACTATCTAACAAAGTGTAATCTTTATCCTGTTCCATTTCTGCTACTGCAAGAATTGGTATTTCTAAAGGAGCAGTACCTACTGCACCCTCTAACGCACCAAATCCAAATCTTTTTGTTGTTTTTCCAGTTTGAAACATGCTTTCCTGTATGATTCTACCTTTTGTAACATTCTCAGCAGTTTTAACTGCTCTTCTCGCATTTACAAAGCTTCTAATAGCTGCGCCTGGAATAAACACAGATGCAACATTTAATGGATCAAAAAAACTTCCAATAATTCCAACTCCAAATTTAGCTGCACCCATACCAAAGCCACCTTTACCTCTGGATAAAATTTGTTTTCTTGACTCTCTTTCGTCATGACTTTCTGCTATAACTTTGGCAGCACCTTCTGTTATTCCTTCTTGTGGATAGACTAGACCTTTTCTATAATATTCACTATTTTTAAATTCTTCCTCTGATAGTTGCTTTCCCTGAGTTTTTTGATGTCGAAGAACCATACCTCTTGAAATAGATACAAATGGATTATAATACAGAGTTTCCTCCAATGTAGTTCCTAAAACATCAAGATTTGATGCTACTGCATAGTTTTCAAACTCGTCTCTGAGTATTGGATCATCCTGTTGTGAAGGCAAGTAAAGGTTTGTCATTTTATTTGCCTGCCACCATATTTTCGTTTACGCAACTCTTCATTAAAGGCATCCTTTTGTTCTCGTGCAAGCTCTTCAATGGCCTTCTCTGATACTAAAATTTCTTCAAAACTTAATTCAATAGGTTTGCTATCAAGACCTAAAACTGAACTGCCACCTGCATTTGAATTTATTAATCTAACACCTGTTTCATCATCATTTGTTACCCAAGTAAAAGAACTTAGTTTTCTATACGCATCAGGCTGCAACTTACCTTGTAATAAAACTTCCTTTGCAACAAAATCTCTTGAGGATATAACTCTTTTTAACCTGTTCACAATACTGATTGTTCCATCATCTCCGAAGCGCTTAGGTATTCTTACAAAACCATCATTTATCTTTTCAATATCATAATTATTATTTATAACACTCATGGCATTATCAACAATAGTATCATTGTCTACAGATGAGTCTTGAGATTTCAAATATTTTGCTAAATTAATTATTACTGTTTGTATTTGATCTGCACTACCACTTCTGCCATTTGCTGAAAGCACAGAACCTATCATAGGATCACCTTGAATACTTTTACGAAAATCTTGAAATTCGCCTGTAACCAAAACTGCAATCTCTTGAAAGTCTGATTTAAGCTCTGCTGCTAGTTCTTTTTGTGGTTTAAAATTTTTAGATGCAATCAAAGATTCATTAAAAGGACTTGTATCATTTAACATTAATATATTCTCAACATACCCAAAACCATTTTCAAACATTTGTGGCATAAGATACTCTTCTAAACCTTGATTTTGATTTTTTAAGTTTAATAAATATGCTTTTTTTTCGTTTGCTGTATTTAAACTATCATACTCACTTTTTTTTACTGCCATTTCATTGTTGGTATAAAGCTTGACTTGTTTTCTAGTTAAACCTAATTTTTTCTGTTCTGTAACTCTAGCATAACTCGTAAACTCTCTACCTCTGTTTTTATTTAAAATAAATTGCACAGGATCATTAGAAATTTGTTTTGCATCCTCATTTAATTTTTTTGATAAACCAGCAGCAACCTGCAATTTTTCAGCTTTTTGATCTAATGGTGCATTTTCATAATCTATAAATGCTTGTGTAACTGCATTTTGTTTGGTTGCAAAATTTGAAAACTCTACACCTTTGTAAATACTGTAAACATCTTTTGAAATTACTAATCTTTTTTTTGCAGAATTAAAGTTTACTTTTCCCTCAATTTCTCCATAAACTGCTATGTATTCATTTTGTAAACTTTCAATTTGTGATGATTCGATACCCTCTGTAAGTGCGTTAGCTTCTAAGTCTGCTACTTTATCGTCAAGTTCAATTTTTCTTCCAGTTTGGTAGTAGTCTTTTTTTCTATTTACAAAACCTTTAAGCGATAAAATATTTTCAACAGGTAAAGTGCTTTTATCAATTTTAGCTTCTATATTATTTAGTTGCTCTATGTTTGTTGCATCATCAATATCATTTTTGAAAGTTTTATCAATTACTGCTGATTTGGCTCCATCAGGTGTATAAATTAAATTTCTACCAAGAGATTCATTTCTTTTAAATATATCTTGATTTTCTTTTATAGCTGCTTGAGATTCGAAACTATTTTCTGGATAACTTGCTATAATATTTACATTAGATTTAAGTGTGTCATTCATAGCTATTGTGCCATTTCTTTCACTTAAATTAAAAGCATCAGTCTGTCCTCTTAGATTTTCAACACTTGCTATAGGATTAATAGCATTAATAACCAATCTTTTTCTTCTACTTTTAAAATTTCTTGTATTGTTTACAATCCATCCTTGTTGCCATGCTGCGTACTTGTCTTTAAATTCTTCATAATTATCAGTTCTATTATTTCTTCTAAAATCTGCACTTGCTTGACGAAAGGCAATTTTATTTGTTTCTATTGCATCTTCGTCTTGTTTTCTTTGTTCAGCTTGACCAAAGTTAAATGCGATTTGACCTGCTGAATCTGCAAATGATGCTGATGCTAGTCCTGGAGCAGTAAAAGCACTAACATTAGCAGATGGCGATAATGAGCCTGTTGCTAACTGTTGTGTTGTTCCTCTGCCTTGATTGTATAGTGGTATTCTTGCCATAATTAACTCATCAATGTTGCTGCTTTTGAGCCACTTTCAAGTAAACTTTGATAGGCTCTTGTTTTTAATGCACTTGATCTAGCTGCACCTTCTGCTCTCAGCAATGTTGCAGCACTTACTTTTTGTGTTTGTTCTATGCTTGATGCGTACTGAATTTTTAAAGCATCAAATTCAGTATTAAAATATGTGTCTGCTAATGCTTGCATAGGACTGCCACTCATGGTAATTCCAGACTTTGCAGTTGCTACTCTTTGTGTTCCCTCAAGTCTGTCTGCTTGTTTTCTTAATTGATTTTCTTCAGCAATTTTTGCCCTTTGTAGAAGTATAGCTTCATTCTCTTGCACTCGAGCATTGTATTCTGCTGTTTGTCTTGCAGCTTTAGCTGCTGCCATGTTTCCTTTAAATCCAAGAAAACCTGATGCTCCTACTGCTGCTGCTGCTAAAATTGTTGGATCAGCCATTACTTCACCCACGCATAACGAAAGTAATCTACACCATCTGGCCCAAACTTCTTCATTATTCCCTCTTCTTCAAACTTTAACCATTTAATAAATCTTACTGCTTTCTTATCATTTTTACACACACTCGCTTGTAAACGAAACAATTTATTTTCTTCTATTAGTTTTGCAATCATACTTTTTACTACTCTTGCTAATCTTGTTGGAAATAGTTTACCAATATTTCCTATAATAAACCACCCTTCTCCAACACCTTCCCAAAGAATACTTACACCACCAATGGCTACAACTGTATCTCCAAGTGTTGCTGCATAGCCATTTACACATTCTTTGCAAAGCAACTCTCTATGATAAAATGTAAAATCAAAATCTGTTTCTATATTTTTCACATGTTCTGGAGATAGTTGTACGATTTTAAGCATCAAAAGTATTTGACCTCCTCATAATAGCAACCACAGTCATAGGCAATGGTTGTGATTGTCTTATAACCACTTGTGCATCATTATCATATCCTGCTGGAAAAGATATTTCCTTATCTCCTGTAAACATGGGAACAGCGACATCCATAGCCATGCTACTATCTCTAAAAGGTATTCTATCTAAACTTGTTATTTCTGGGCCAAGCTCTGCACCAACAGTATCTAAAAATCTAGCTGTAACACCATGTATTCTTTTTATTTTTCCTTGAGAAACACCATCATTAGCGCCACCTTCAAGTCTTAAAGTTTTTATTATGCTTGAGTACCCTAAACCAATATGAACTTTTGAAGCAGACCTATCTAAAGTTATGCTTCCACCTGAAACAGTTTTATCTGGATGAGCAGATCCATCAGCTAATATTTGTACTGTTTGCCCTTCTAAATGATTTAATCCTGTAATCGTTGTTGTGGCTGTTCCAGAATATGTCAAACCACTATCAACAAAAAAAGCATCACTAAC